GTTGGCATGGCTGAGTGGTCGACAGCGACAGCGATGATCGATTTGCAGTGTCGCATGAAACGCCTTGAGAGTGACGTGGCGCGATTGAACGAAGTTGTGGCCGCGATAATGGCCAAGCAGGGGCAGGCAAAATGAGCGCACTGGCCAGCAAGTTCCTTGTTCTTTGGAAAGTTGCCAATGGCCCGGAGCTGGTCGCCGAGCACACGTTCCACCCCACACGCAAATGGCGTTTCGATTTTGCCTGCAAATCCGCCCGCTGTGCCGTGGAGCTGGATGGTGGTGCGTTCCTGCCGTTCGGTGGCCGTCACGGCCGTGGGATGGGGATGGTCAAGGACTGCGAAAAATATCGGGCAGCCGCCGACCTGGGCTGGCGGATATGGCGATTCACAACGAAGTGCCTCACGGCTGAAGCAGTGGCCATGACCGCCCAGTCGTTCCGCTTGGCGATTAAGTAGAGAAAAAAATGAGCGAACAAAAAGAACCGACTAAATTTAACAACGAAAAACCAGACTACGAAACCGAGGCTTACGAGCGCGAGGAACGTGACTCGGATTACGACTTTCACCGTTTCGCCGATTACTACGGCAACAACCGCAGGGGCTGACCATGACCGACCTGACCAAGTTTCGTCTGATCGAAAACATTGAGATGATGGCCTGCCGCAATTCCGCCGAGCGGGTTGTGAAGGCGCTGAACCGCGGGGAGATCGATCAGGCAAAACAACTGGCCAGAAAGCACGAGATCGCCTGGCACATGACCGATCGCGAGTTCCAAGACCTCAAACCGGCGCACACAAACAACGATTTTTGCGACGACGAATAGTCCAAGCAAAACCAAGAAACCAAAACCAAGAAACAAAAAACCAAAAGGAAATACTAATATGAAAACAATAGTAGAAAAAATAACACCTAAAATAGCAGAAGAATACTTAAAAAAGGTAAAGGCAGGCAATCAACGAAAGTTAATCATGTCTAGGGCTGAATCATACGCCAGAGAGATGAGGGCAGGACATTGGTTCTTAAATCATCAAGGCATTGCGTTTGATGAGAACGATTGCCTTATTGATGGTCAGCACAGACTGCAGGCAATTATTTTAAGTGGCCTTGCTATATGCCTGCTTGTTACGCGTGGAATTGCAGCGGAAATGGTTAATGGTGTTCGTTTGTATGCCATAGACACAATCGACAATGGTTATAAAAGGCAAACTGGAGAGCAGTTAGCATTGCGTCATGGAGTTGAAAACGCCAACAGGGTGGCGGCCGCTACTAGAGCCATATTGAATTGGGCAACAGGACTACATAAAAACACGACGCCTGTGGCGCTTGAAATACTTGGCATATATCCAAGCATAAAAAAACTATCGTCAGGCAATAAAACTAAAATACTTACTGGGCCAATTATTGGCTGTTTTGCGGTTGCGATAAAATCGTTCCCAAACCTTGCGACTGAATTTGTAGATCCATTTATTAGCGGGGCCGGACTAGAGCAGGGCAGCCCTGCATTGTTGCTGAGAAACTTGCTCTTAAATAGCGCAAGCCCGTGTGGCGGCAGCAATCTTTTAAATCGGCACACCTGCTGGGCATTTAACGCATTAAAAGCTGCAGCTCTGAAGGAAAACATTAAACGACTTACCACGAGCAACAGTGGATGGCTGTTTTTTTTGGAACAGCAAAAAGGAAGCGTCAGAAAAATCCGCGCAGCAGCGGGACTAACAGAAACAACAACACAGGAGGAAAAATAACATGCCAATAGTAGCAAGCAGAGGGGGCACCTACACGCCAGCTCCCGAAGGTTCGCACGACGCAGTTTTCTGCGACGTGGAGGATCTAGGCGTCGTAGAAACCATGTACGGAAAGAAGCATCAGATTCGCCTGGTGTGGCAGTTGGCCGAAAAGATGGAGGACGGGCGGCCGTTCACTATCGGCCGGCGTTACGGACTGAGCCTGCATGAAAAGGCGGCTCTGTTTAAGGATTTGAAATCCTATGCCAAGAAAGCTCCACCGCAGAATCTGGATCTGGAAACGCTGATTGGTAAGCCGTGCCAGATTCTCGTCACTCATGTCGAGCGTGACGGATCCACCTACGCAAACGTGCAAGCGGTACTGCCTGCCGGAGCGAAAAAGGTGACGGTCGACAAGGCGTTCGTTCGGAAAATCCACCGCAACGGAGCCTCAACTACAACCGCAACCGAATTGGATCACGACGGAAACCCCGTCCCGTTCTAATGATTTGGCCGGGGTGGGCAATTCCCACTCCGGCCAGAAAGACCCCCATGGAAATCCTGTCTGTTGTCGTTCAAATCATGTTCCCGCTGTGTGCTGTGGCTTTGGCGATTCAACTTATGCCCGCGATCGGAAGGTGGAACTGATGGCACCCATCATCGCAACTGCAAAGGCCGAGTCGTCGCACTATTATCTGCGAAGCGGAGATTCGTGCCACGGTGATCTGCGATCCGCCCGCAAGGTTGGTGCGTATCCATCCGTGACCACAATTCTTGGAGCTGCTGGCCCAAGCAAGCAAGGGCTAATGAATTGGAAAGAGGAGCAGGCGATTCTTTCCGCCTTGTCCTTACCACGGAACGAAGGCGAGGCCGACAGTGACTTTGCCAAGCGTGTGGTGTTGGACAGCCGCAAGGAGGTGGAGGCCGCTGCTGCCCGCGGGACTCACATTCATTCCCTGGCTGAAATCATCATCAACCGCGAGGATCCGGGCGACTTAATCAAAGGTTACGAGGAACACTATGCCGGGCTGAAAGAGTGGCGGGAGTGTTGTGTTTCAAAAGTGCACGTCAATGAGGCCGTGTTGGTGAACGAGGCCGAAGGCTACGCAGGACGAGTCGATTTGATTTGCGATATTCACGGCGAGATCGAGGTGGTGGATTTTAAGACCCGCAAATTTAAGACGGATGCAAAAGGCGTCTCAAAAGCAACCGGCTATGAAACTGATTTGCTCCAACTGTCCGCCTACGCATATGCGTTTACGGACGAGGGCATGGCGTGCCGGAACATTCTGATCGATCCAGTCACCGGCCAACTACAGGACATCAAATACACAGCCGAGCAGGTTGCCCAAGCGTTTGATGCGTTCACGTCGATCTGCAAGGTGTGGCGCTGGTTGAAGAAGTACGACCCGCGGGAGGTGCGCTGTGATTGAAATCCTACCCGAACAATCCACGCACGAGCAGTTACTGAACCGCGTGCGCTCGTTGGCCCGTGAGCTGGCAGAGGCAAAGGCAGCACTGGCGGCTGCGGAAGGACGCGAGAACGATCTGATCGAGCGAATAAGGGCGGGCCTATGAGAGCGCTTTGCAACGTAGTGCTGACGTTTCTGGCGTTCTTTGGGTTTCCAGTGACGCAGGCATCGAACGTAATGATCGATATACGGCCAGAGTCAAAAAAGATCGACGTGAAGAAAATCAAAGTTCGCATTACCGGCTATTGGCCCGGAGAGGACGAGTGGAGCAGCCGCTATCAATCGAGCACTGGCACCAGGTTGCGTGCTGGTCGTCACTGCGCCGTTGATCCAGACATCATTCCGCTGTGGTCAAAGATCCGCGTGATGGGCGGAAAGCGGGAATGGGTGGCCGTGGATACTGGCACGGCAGTAAAGAGCAAAAAGGCGAGCGGCGGGAAGTTGCCGGTGATCGACGTGTTTGCCGCCAGTGAAAAGCAGTTCAACGCGATGAGGCTGCCGAAAGTGGCGATGGTGGAGATCAGCAAGTGAGCACAAAGGCCGCCACGTTCGCATCCAAAAGCCAGCGTGCGATGGGCCTTGGAGATACCCGTCCGACGTTCCGCCGCCTGGGCGTGATCGCTGGAAAGTTGCGCCGTGATCTGACGCTGCCTAGCTGTGCCAGATTGGGCATTGAGCTCGAATGTAGCTACAAGACGATCCAGCGGGACATCGATCTGCTACGTGACTTCTTTGGATATCCGCTGGAATACGACGCCAGCAAGTACCAATACAAACTGGCAGGGCCGCTTCCGAAGGCGGTGTTGTGAGCTTGCAGGATCTTCTGACTATGTTCTCCGCCCGCGTCATCGGTACTTACACGCCAGAGCAGTACGCAGAACAAGTGATCATCGCCCGTAACAATCGGATGCGGTGGGGAATTGGGCAGTGGTGAGCGTTAAGCGTTTAACCTGGCATCTCGAAATACTTGAGCGTGCGAAAAAGAATCTGATCAAAGAGCAGTATCAGGCCGTGCGTACACGCTTGGATCTGGCGATCACGATCTGCAAGGAGATGCTGAAACGAGCCGAGGAGCATAAGGCGAAGGCGATGGAGGCGAATGGCAAGTGAAGGATCTAGGCAAAATTACTTTTGGCAAAGCACGGCCTGCGCCCAAGCAAGTTTTAGTCGACGTAAGCTATGACGCAAAAACAGCCAAGGCGTTGCACGCTTTTGGGCTGAAGCAGCTAAAGAAAGATGAAGAGGCAGTGATTCAGTACGTAATTGCAAAGGCGTTGGAAGGGTTTTCCAAAAAATGATCGCACTTCCACCAGCCACAGAAGCCATTTACCACAACGGGGCGCCGGAAGGGCATAGAAATACCGAGCTGTTTAAGATGGCGTTGCAATTCCGTGACCAAGGCTTGTCGCAGTTTGATGCAGAGACTGAGGCCGAGATTTGGGGAGCAAAGTTTGGCCTAACGCAAAAGGAGGCAGTGGCCGCCGTGAAATCAGCCTACACGAAGCCAGCCAGGGAGGCGTGGAGGCCGAAAGCCAAGTACGCTTATCAGAATGGGGCTATCGTGCGTGAAGATCTGCCAGTGCCGCAGATGCCGATCAGCGTGGAGAGCGGGCCGGTCGATAAGTTTCTGACTACCTGTTTTGACGTAGGCGATCAGATCAACATTTGCCGATCGGTTAAGGACGGCGACCGCGAGCGGCCGGATGGTAGCGGTGAAACTAGAAGCCGGGAGGAATGGCTTGAAATCTTTAAGGGCGACGGGTTGAAAGAATGGCAGGGATCCGCGGTCGGCGTGTATGTGTCGATCAACGCTAACAATGGAAACGGGCGGGCTGCAGAGCACGTCACAAAATATCGGCACTGCCTAATTGAATTTGACGAAAGCACGTTGCAGGAACAGTGGGCGATTATTAAGCGCAGCGGCCTGCCTACATCAGCTATCATTAAAAGCGGTTCACGAAGCCTGCATGCTTTTGTTGATGTGCGGGCGGCCAACGCCAAGGAGTTTGCCGAGCGTGTTGCGTTTATTTACAAGCACCTAGAACACACCAAGCTAGATCCAGCCAACAAGGACGCCGGGCGGTTGTCGAGGTTGCCCGGTGCGATGAGGACGGCCACCGGCCAGCAGCAAGAGTTGGTCGAGTGTGGAGCTCCTACACTGACCTACATCGAGTGGCAGGAGCGCACGATCTACGGTGATATTCCAGAGCCGTACAAGTGGGAGGACTTGGTCAATTTTAAAGAGGACGCTGATCCGACGCAACTGCTAGGCAAGCGATGGATTTGCCGTGGCGGATCCGCCTTGTGGGTGGGCAGTAGCGGGCTTGGCAAGAGCGTGCTGTGCTTACAGGCAGCTATCACCTGGGCGTGCGGGCGTGACCTTTTTGGCATATCCCCACACGGCAAGCCGTTGAAGTCGCTGATCGTGCAGGCCGAGAACGATGAAGGCGACGTGGCGGAGGCGTTGCAGGGCATATTAAAGGCGTTGAACCTTACTGACGATGAGCTTGCGCTTGTTAAGCAAAACATCGTGATCGTGCGTGACTGCACGTCGACAGGGGAACGGTTTGTCGATCGGATGCGTCGCCTTGTCGAAAAGCACAAGCCGCATCTGGCGTGGGTGGATCCGTTGCTGGCGTTTATCGGTGGCGACTTATCCAGCCAGGAGACTGCCGGTGGCTTTTTACGAAATATGCTGAACCCGTTGGCGTTGTCGGCTGGGTTTGCGTGGATGCTTATGCACCACACGCCAAAGCCAACACGGGATGGCAGTGGCTACCAAGGGCACGACAAGGCGTATAGCGGGTTTGGATCGAGTGAGCTGACAAATTGGGCAAGAGCCGTGTTAATGCTGTCGCCTTGTGGTCAGGATGAGCAAGGAACGTACACATATAAGCTGGAAGTAACCAAGCGCGGGAAGCGGTCTGGGCTACGTCCTGGCGTTACTGCGAGCGATTTTATAGCCAGCAAGACGCAGCCGCTAGTTCACTTAAAGCATGCCGACAAAGGCATGGCGTGGATTGAAGTGGGAGCGCCTGAAAAGTCGATTGGCCGTCGGGCATCCACAATCGATTGGGGCAAGCTACCCGAAGGGGCTAAGTACTCTCAAGTTGTTACATTTGTACAGCAGGCTACCGGGCTACAAGAACGGCAAGCCAAGGCA